TGGATTGTGTGGGATAAAAAAGGCGAAATAAAATTCAGAAATCCATTCGGTGATGCTGAGTTAGTTTGGACAAATATTAACCGCAACTCAATAAAAAAGTATGTGCTTATCCAGCAGGGTTTTATTTCAAGAGAGCGCGAGCGTTTTCACCCAACACAAAAACCAACACAGTTACTACGTTCAATTTTGGCAGATTACACTACTGACGGCGAGGTTATTTTAGACCCTTTTATGGGATCTGGCAGCACTGGCGTGGCTTGCGCCGAGATTGGCAGGGAGTTTATCGGCATCGAACGCGAAAAAATATATTTTGATATTGCAAAAAAAAGGCTAGAAAAAGCAAAGCTACAAATAAAACTATTCTAAAAGCCCACAGGAAGGCCGCTGTCGAAAAGTAGTTACGCAATTCGACCGAAAAAACACCTTTTCCCGGCTTTTTTGACCCCCATATATGGGCGTAAAGTCTCCCGCGAGATAAGCACACCCATATGTGGGGGTCGTTTTTTGAAATAATGATAAAATACGAGGGTGCTAGATTACCTATTGCTGAAATAAACGCCTTGTAGGGCTTCCTGTGGTCATGTGAGACACAATAAAAATGAGGGTATCCGGAATATCTTGTAGATTGACATAATTTGACACAACCTTTCCGAATCGGATTATTCTGTGGATAGTCCGATTTTTGTATTTAATATCAAAATCGGACTTTTCTGTGGATGGAGCAAGGCGATTTATAGAACAAGTTTTAGAACGATAGATTAGAGATTTGAATTTGGATACAAAATCCATTGACATAACCTAACGATAGGTTTATAATATTGTCATGGTTAGGAAATAGCCTGGCCAGACAAAAACAGGAGATGAAGAGATGACTACAATCAACATAAACGGCGTAAAATTTGAAATCAGCGAACAGGTTGGGCGGTTTGGTGAAAATCAGGTTACAGCTACGCTGGGAAACCTAACCGCTCGCGGCCAGATAAACGAATACGGAAAACGGATCGAGTTCAATTTCAATCGTGACCAGTGGCTCCATCAGTTAGCCGACCACGGCGGGTGGTCCCTGGACGATTACGAGACCGCTGAAGAAGCCCAGAGCCGCCCGACTGATTATTGTGAATTTGATTTGACCGCCGAACATCAGGCATTCATCAGAGTTTTGCGCGGGAAATAGATCATTATCCGGGGTGCGCATGGTACACGCACAGGAGATAAATCATGAAAAACAATGACATCACCCTGAACTATGTCCGAGAAACCGACCTGGATATTCGAGAGCTCGAAAACACTCTGCTCTGGAAGAGAAATCAAAGCGCTGCTCAAAAACTAAATCTGGCTGGCTTCCAAACCCGCATGGAGAGCGAGACTACCGGGAAATGGAAATACATTCTCGTTTATTCTCCAGATGAGAGCGGAATGTATGAATGGGCTACGGCTGATGAGGCCATGAATCTGGCAGGTCGCGCAGCTAACCTGCCCGCCAACGAGGCATGGGCGCGCTGGGTTCCAACACTGGAACCGTTTTATCAGCCGACCGATCAGGAAATCTATGATATGGATATGCAAACAGCCCGCGAGTTGAAAAAAAAGGGCGATTTTGAAACTGCCCGCATGATTGCGGCTGATGCTGCCCGCGCATTAGGCAGCATAAAATCAGCCGCAAAAGCAAAATCGAGCGCAGAAAATGGCCGTAAAGGCGGCCGCCCGAAAAAGAGCAATCAGTAATTATGGACATCATCAACCTCCAGGGATGGACCGTCACAGGCGTAGAGACCGCGGAATCGGGATACATCATCCACGCCGATTGCCAGAGTAGTTTCATTTTGTCCGCATGGCGGACGAAGCTCTGAACAAAATACGAAAACAAATTAGCGCTGATATGTCTACATCGCAACGGCGCAAAATGATGCGTGATCGATACCTGCTGTTTAAACACAAATCTGATCTCGATGCATCTCAACAACTCATTCTGGACACCTGGCTGCTCAATTTTCCAACCCTGGCTAGGGGGTACGCGCTGAAACAGGAGATGCACAGCATCATGGATCTCAGTAACCGACGCGAGGCAGAACAGCGATACGAGCAATGGATTAGCAGTATGACCAGCGATGTTCGGCCTGCATACGCAGCCATGATGGTTGCTGCAACCAACTGGCATGACGAAATATTTGCCTATTTTGATCATCGCGTCACCAACGCATATACAGAGTCTCTCAATAGCGTTATAAAACTCACCAACAGGATAGGACGTGGGTACTCGTTCGACGTCATCCGCGCGCTCATGCTGTATGGCGAAAAACCACCGGCCACCGGTATGCTGTTTGATCACACTGGCACAATCCAGCTTTCTCCACAGTTCAACTGGGGCCGTATGCCCAGCCGAAAAGTAAAGTTTTCCACAATTCTTAAACGACTTCAGGGGCATGATTTTCTATGTCAATCCACAGAAACTTCCGAATAGCCAAAAATGATAATCGCCGATATAGTGTAAGAGCAATCGAACGGCTTAGGGCGCCGGGAATGGTACAGGCTCTTTTATCTCCATTCGCGCCACTGGATAAACACGGCCAAGCGGGCACGCAAAAGAGCCGGTAGGAAGTGCGCTAGATGTTTTAGAATGGGCGTTCCGTTGGATGTCCACCACAAGGTTTATAGCAACCTATGGCACGAGAAGCCAACAGACCTACAGGTTCTTTGCCGCGACTGCCACAACACTAAGCATTAAATCAGCAAACCCCCGGCTAATAGGTCGGGGGTTTGCCTTCTCAGGAGAAAAACCGTTAGGGAGAACAAGGCTCTTTTATTGTATCATATATTTGCTAAAACAAACATTGACGGCAGATTACCGGCAATCTGAGCATCTGCCTGCTTGGCTGCGTAGATCACATCTGCTACCTGCTGCGGAGTTAGCCCTACCGCTTCGTAGGCCGGCACTGTGTCAATCTCCGCCTGGGTAAGCGCTTCATCCCAGTTTGGTACGCCGTTGTATAGCGTATCGACTTCTGCGATCGCGGTGCGCAGCGCCAATTCCTGGGCCGCAATGGCCCTTACCTTTTGTACCAAAATCAGTAAATGTGCTTGCATGATATTGCTCCTTATCTTAGTATTTCTTTGACTGCGAAAAATGTAACCGTCCCCAGCTGATTTGCGCCACCACCGGCAAAGTCGGTGTTGAGTAATCCAATGTTCGCCTCTTCGGTGTTGAAAAAATATTCAAGATAATCCCCCACGGCCAGGTCGACCGGCTTTGGTGTAATTGCTACGCCAGCAATGCTTGATGATGTTACTGCCGATTGGCGTTGAGACGCATTGTTAATACGAGTTGATCCGTTTTTTTTCACCTTTACATTCACCCACTTTTGATCTGTAATTGCTGCGGCGGGCGCATAACCGCCGCTGGCCTCATATGTACCGGTGCGCCGAACGGTAAACCGGTCATTTGTTGTATCCCCGCAGCTTCCCACGTTTTTCGGTAAACTGTTCCAGTCGGCTTTTGTGTCTGTGTCGGGCGTGTGGGTAGTATTTGCCGCCGACGTGGTTCGTTCGAAAACAGAAATACACGGCAGACGACCATCATTGACAATTCGCCAACCTGTGCTGCTAGTTGCTACCAGACGGACACTTTCATTTGCGATAAATAGGCGACTCCATTCGGTTGCCGCCGACCCGCCATTGATAGTAACCCCACTTGCGCCAATGATAATAAGCGCGTGTACACTAGCGCCAATGGTGACATTGACCAGGATTTCATCACCAACCGCGCCCGCTGGGACTACAAAATTTCTATTTGCGGTTAGACCGGACAAATCAAGAAAATAAGACTTGCCACTAAGCGCGCTAACATTAGCTGTTGTTACCGACTGGATAACCGTATTGTTTATCAAGGGTGCCAGCAGAGTATAGGCTGTCCCATCCGAGACTAACATCCCACTTTGGCCGGGGCCAATTACACCCAACGCGTCAATCACCAGACTGTAGTCAGTGCTTGCGTTGATAATATAAAACGGATGATTTGTGGCCGCTGCCGCTGGCAATGTTACCGTTCGTTTTGCGCCAGATGGAGTAAGCCGCTGTACTGGCAGGTCTGCATCGACTAATGCCCGCGTTGCGGATATTGTCTCTGTGTTCGTCAGGCCAGGGATAAATGGCGAAAGCTGCATCATTTCGATAAAGCCGGTAGCAGGTGTGCCACCCATGCCATTGACAACGCGGATACGATCCGTGGCACTGAGCATTGTGATTTGATTTGTTTCTTCAGATAACTTTTTATCTGGCATTGTGCGATCCTTTAGGGGTTAGCGGATCCAACGGGGGAGCCGTTTATTGTACCGATGTTTTTGTAAATTGCATCAAAAACTTTATTACTCGCTCCGAGCGTACCGATGTACTCAGATATATTTCTCGTCTTGACAGACTGCCCGAAAAACTGGATACCGCTTTCCATTGTTTTTGATCCGCGCCCGGCGGCATAAATCGCGGCTACTTCGGTGGGGGATAAAATTCGCTGGAAGATTTTGTAATTTGTAATTGTGCCAATAAACGGGTATTGGTGATCAACCGTTGCGGTTTTTACGTTACCTATCATCAGATGATTACCAGTTTCATCAGCGATTGAGCCGCCCTGAACATTTGTATTTGTCAAAGTTTTCACAACACCATTGATATAGATAATAGGTGCGTTTGTCGATGTTGACGTATCGCGAGTGACAACTATATGGCTCCACGTATTGAGTGTCAATGCGCCAGCAGCGGTGTCCCACACCCCAGGCGCACCCGTTCCTTTTTGATAGAGCTGTACTTTTAGCCCATTTCTTATGCCAACTCTCCACCCGGATGGATCTGAGAAATTTCCGATAATATGTCCTGGATTAGCCGGGTCAATATCGGATGTAGGATAAACCCAAACGCTCACAGAAAAAAGCGGCGATGTTGTCGCGATTTTTGACAGATTGGGATCATAGCCATAATCAATAGCGTCTTTATATGGCGAAGCCTGGTTGAAACTAACATTGATTAGCGACAACCCCAAAACGAGATTAATAAATTCCTTTACTATCCAGCTAAACATAATGATATTCCCTTTCTCGATTTTCCACTCTCGCCCCTGGATAAAATGATAGGCGTCAACATTCGCCTGATCAGACTTTAGCCTAATCATATCACCAGTTCCGAGATTTAGAAAAGCACCCATCATGGCCGGAGAGTAATTCGCAACAAAGTAAACCTTGTCCATCCTCGTTTTCGGGTTCTTTTCGATAAAACAAATCGAATTTGAGAACAGAGTAGCAACATCTAGGTTTTGCTGATATTTTTGATGCAGAATATCGCCAGTAACGCCGAAAGATAAAATACTATCGGCTTCGCTGGCTACATGCTCGATTGGATTGTAGGTATAAATCCCATAACCGCGACAATTGAACTGAGTAACCCAGCCGGTGGAAGTGGATGTGTTCGTAAGCTGATGAGTAAAACCTTCGGTACCATAAGACGCAGATACAGACAGGTTGGCAGTAATATTTGTTCCGCTTCCATTTTGCGCAGTGTTTAGCAAATAATCTGTTGTTGCCGCAGGGGTGATCATGCTCTGACCACTTACGGGAGAGCCGCCTAGGGGATCGGTGTAATTGCCTTTTAGCTCTATCGTTTGCCCGGATGCAATTGCAATCGGCTGCGACAAACGAAACAAAATAACCGGGGATGTATCTACACGGCGCGGATAGGCGTAGCAGCCCAGGCGATTGAGTAGATTATCACCATGCGAAATGTCGGCAGAGATAAAAGTATTATCCCCGTCAAAGGCTATTGTTTCATCTTCGCGTAGCTCATATCCGCCATCTTCGCGAAACTCATAGCCGCCATCTTCGCGCAGTTCTGCCCCATCATCGGGAGCGGGATATGGGGTTTCTACGCGCAATCCATTACGCCGTTGATAGTTTTCAAAAACCAGCGTTTCGCCATAGGTCTTATCATGCCGCATATATACATAGCCAAGTTCAGAGAGCGCGGATTTTGCCAGCTCTGAATATGCTTTTGTTTTGCTTGTGACCGTGTCAAAAACTGTGGGAAATGTAAAAACACCGGTATCAAGAGAGAGCGCCTGCGGGGCTATTGGCATGTATGAGAGCGTTTGAGTTATGACCTCGTCCGCCCGTTTATTTGTCAAAACACCCGGATTGACTATCGGATGTTTGCTGGCAAGATCAAACCAATCCAAGCAGGTGACGCTCACGGTCGGCATTCCTTTTTGACGCGGATCGATTTGTATTCCGCCAGGCGTGGCAATGCGCCCAAAAATCGGGTAATTTTGTCCACGATAGGTAAAAACTACCTTGACCGGAATGCCAACCATCCAGCCCGTGAGCGCAGAGACATGACCGGGGCTATATTTGCCGGTCAGGTTTTTCAACTGAAACGAAAATTCGCCGGTAGTGGCTACGCGTTCGATAGGCGAATTTGTAGAAAAACCATCAGAACCAGATACGGACCCGGTGATAACATCGGCAGAAATATCTGTCCATACCCCAGCCAGATATGCCAAGACTGAATAAGTCAAATCGATTACATGCGTCATTGGCCCGCCGATTGTTGGGCGTTGACGATAAGCCGCGCCAGGCGTCCCTCGTCAATCATCTTTTTGTTGAGGAGTTGGGTTAGGAGTTCATCCGTGTGGCTCTCCTGGTTGGCTTTCGTGATCGTGACCGTCTCGCCAGGGCTTGCAGTATTTCCACCGGGCATCATAAAGCTCTCGTTGCCGCCACCGTAGGGAATGGTAAACGAACCTCCGCCCGCGTGCGAGTATTGATTTGCGTATCCGCCTGGCGCCGTCTGATAGTCAAATGCTTTTGTGATGATCGAGATAGTAGACGTTTTATTGTCCGGGATAGCGTTGATGGACCGTGCAACCTTATCGGCCTCGGTCCAAGCCGCTTTAGCCTTTTCGACCACATCAGCCGACCACAATCCCCAAGCGACCTGTTGATCGGCGAACGCGGCAAACTCATTCTCTGTCCAACCATCTCGCGCCAAATTCTGGGCCAAAATATCACTGATAAATTTCAACGTTTGCCGCTCGCGCTCTTTGGCGAGGTCGGCTTCTTTGGCTTTGATTTCGTCAAGTTTTTTCAGCGCGCCTTGTATCTGCGTACTCTGCTCGTCAGCGCCCTTGGCGCGAAAAACCGCCAGGGATTGCTCTGTTTGGATCCGCTGTTCATTCAGGCTTTTCGATTTTTCTGCGAAGCTCTCTTCGGACGCCTGGATGCTGTTGATAATGCCGATGCGCCCAGAGAGCAAATCCGAGAGAGCTTTCGCGGCGGCGGCGGTTGCCTTTTCCTGTTCTTCGAGCTGCGCCTGCGTAAGTGTCAATTCTTCGGCGGCAACTTCGGCTTTTTCCAACGATGCTGTATTTTGATCGTGCGCCTCAGACATATCCATGATGGACATAACCAAACTTACCGGCGCAATTACACGCAGTAAATCTTTCCACTCAAAACCGGCTTTGATGTTGTTGTTAATAGATGTCACCACGTCAGCCAAAACGGGCAAAAGACCCATTGACAAAGTGACCTTCAAACCTTGAATACTGTCGTTCCAGTTGTCAATGGCCAGGCGCGCTTTTTCAGCACTATCAACCTGCTCTTGTGTCAAAATCAGGGACTTGTCAACCGCAGCGGCTTGCGCTCGTAAAGCTGCGCTACCCTGATCCAAAGCCTTTGCCCATTGCAACCCGCCCCGGCCTAAGTTTTCAATGATAAAAGCGTTTTTCTCTTCGACCGAATTGAGTGCCAAATACTGATCACTCAGCATCGCCAAAGTTTCCACATTCGGAGCTAATCCATTGCGAGTGAGAGCGCGTGTGGCCGCTAAAGCGTCTTGAGCGCTGATTTCATAATCATCTAAAACTTGGATGAAACGTGATGCTTCTTCTGCGCTTTCCCCGCCGGCGCGTGCCATCGCATCAACCGACATTGCATACTCAATGCCCGTTTGAATAACATCTTTGAGAGCCATTCCGACACCGACAAGCGCACCAATCAAGACAGCATTTTGGCTAACAAAATTGCCCATGCTTTCGCGGGCATTTTCAAGGCCAGGGGCAAGGGCCTTGGATTGCTTCGTTGTCTCCCCCAACGATTTGTTAACCTTCTCAATTACAGGCGTCCCATCATCCTTGACGGAAAATTTTATTAGGATTTCGTCTACCATTGGAGCGCCCTCATTTCACGGATTTTGGCGACTAATTCAAATTGGCCGGGGTTGCGCTCTGCCCATTGCGCAAAATTGGCCGCGCCTGCCTGATAGGATTTCATTGCGCGGTAAACATTCAGGCAAGCCGTCCACCGGCGGATTTTTTGCACCGGGATAACGCCAGGAAAAAGAGCCGGCGCGCCCCACTGCTCGACCTGAAACGCGGCGGCCAATTCTGGCGGCTGCTGATTGTTATCATCTTCGGCATAATCAGCAACCGCCAGTATTAGTTTTTTGGGATTTCAGTCGCCTCAAGGTACAAAGCGCCAATTTTCTCAGCCAACCAGCCAACAAGCCCAGGCTTCATTTTGTCCACGTCATCAGCCGCCATTACCGGCGCTTTTATCCAGCCTGCCTCGATCGCGGCCTTGACCATCATCCCGCGATTGCTGGACATGGTCAAAGTCTCGTTCGCTTCAAGTATCTCCACAGCAGCGATAATGTTCTTTGCCGCCTCCGCAAAAATGACCAAAAGAGCCGGGAGAGATTGTGCGGTAACGTTGATGGTTTTCATTTGGTCAATCGTTGCGCGTAAGTACGGCTTTGCATCTTCCGAGCGCAAAGCCCGCGCGGCTTTTTCCCACGCCTCGACATGCTCCTGCAGAGGCTCGTCGATGATCTCAAACGATTGATTGCGGATTGTATGTATCATCGGCTATGGGGCTACGGTCGATGGAGTGACAGCGCCATTGACGCGCAAGGTAATTGTGATCGCGGCCATCTGGTTGTGCGTAAGCGGGTCACTGACCGAGGTCACAAACGCCTGCGCGCTGCGCTTCGGTTTGCCGCTGGAATTGCCCTGCGGCCAATATTCGGCGGTCGCTTCGGCGGTCGTGTTTTCCATCGCGGCGCGGATGGTGCCAGCGACATCATCCCAGGCGTTGACCGTGATTTGTGAACTGCGCTCACTCGGATAAAATTCTTTATCCAACTGAGTTGCGCCAGTCGCTTCCAATTCGTCACGCGTGCGCGGCCAATCGACCGATACGAGCGTACCAGCCGGGAAGGTGAAGGAGCCGAACTTGAATGCGATATTTTTTCCGTCAAACTTTGCCATGATATTTTTTCCTTATTCGGGTAGAGTGATTACACCGAATTTTATTTCGATGTGGTCGGCTTCGAGGTAGACATAGCCGTCGGCTTGCATCCAACCTTCACGGCGGAACGGGCCAAAAACGGCCAATTCGCCAGCGCCCAGACTGTAGGCGGTAATGTCCCCGGTTCGATTACTCTTGGGATCTGCTACCGATGTGATAGCGATCGTATGGGGAGACGCCCCGGTATTATGGGCGATTACCAAATCTTTGTTGCTTGCCAAAAACTGTGCTTTGTCAGCGACAACCGTCGCGGCCATTGTGATGTCGAGAGCATTCGCGGCGGGTTGCAGGCTGGGAAAATTGCCCGGCGCGGTTGTTTTGACCAAAGTTGAGCGTGCCATTATTTTGCCTCTTTCTTGACTTCAACAATTGCGCCCGCCTTCAGGAGCGCTTCAACTTCATCGGCGCGGGCATAGGACAGGTCGATAATCTCGCCCGCTAAAAAGTTCTTTTCGTGCTTAATGCTTGATATCGTCTGGCCGTCGGCCACCTGATAAATCTTTTTCTCTACTGCCATTTGTCAATCCTCACAGTGACGGTTTCCCGCCGGTAGGTTCTGCCCAGTTCATCGATGATGGGTGTCGCTTCACTAAATCCTTCGATGATCAGATTTTGCCAATAAGCGCCGTGCTCCTGGTTATCAGTCAGGACATCAGTCAGCGCCTTTTCGGCATCGTCAAGAGCATCCTCGCTGTTTTCAGCCGTCCATGAGTTTTCGGTATCCTGATACAAAACGAAGATATAAACCAAAAACCTGTAAGCGGCGTCACTTGTTTCAGTGTCAGCGGCGGCGATTGTGCGCCCAGAGCCGGAAGAGCCGACGGCGATATTTTTGGCTTTATTGAAGGTCGCCAGGGTCTTATAAGCGAAAACGTCCCAGGTCACATCAAACTTTGTATCAATGACAGCGGCCAACTCTTTCCGGGCGTCTTTGCGTGATGGGGCATTACTTGCCATAGAGTGCCGCCTCCCGGATGGCCGTTTTGGCCTGCTCTACAACCCGGTCGCCGATTTCGCCAACTGTCCGATCATAAAAAGCGTGTTCACCACCGCGGGCATTTTCGTAAACACCATATTCGACCGGTTTGTTACCAGTCAGCGGGTTGCGGCTGGATTTGTCAATAAAGACAGCGCCATCTAAACCATTGACGCGCATTCGGTGAGATGCCCGGAGAGCGCCCCCACCTCGGCCAGGCTTCGGCGGCTTTGCCCATGTGTAGCGCCCGCTTGCGGTCTGCGCATACCGACCGACATGAGTAATACTCACGGCGTACCGATGCAATTGGATAATGGCGTTTTTTACAGCCTGACCAGCAGCGCCCGTAGGCTTGAGTGCGGCAATCCGACGCACGTTTCGCGCCTGGACTTCCTGGATGCCTTCGATGGACAGTTCAGGTTTATACGCCATTGCGCACATCCTCAACTATCACCCGGAGGCGGGTATCATCGCTCGGCAGCCAGGGCCATTTTTCGCAGTGGAAAACGGGATACTCTAAACCGCTGAGCAGCAGCCGGTCACCCTTGCGTATATCCGGCGCGCCCTGGAAGTGGATTTCCCAAGTCACGTTTGGGGTATCAATCCCCAGTCGTAAGCGGGTTTCAGCGTCCACGGGCGCGCGCGGCGTACCCATCAGCCCCGGCAGGGTGTCAAAAGAGCCGGTAAGGTTGCCGCGTTTGCGGCTATACAATACCCGCGCCATCGACGCAAACGAGTAATCAGCCATCGAAGCCCATCCGGCGCACCACTATCCCGGCTGTGTTGGGCCCGTTTTCACCAGAGCCACCCAGCATTTCGGTAATTGCGGCGCGTTTTTGGGAAAGAGACTGCTGATAGGGGCCTGTGCGTGTATCAACTTCGACGGCATAATCTGATTGCAACTGTTCGAGCATTTCGCGCCGGGTCGCATCAATCACCAATTGGACAGACTGAGCATTCAACCAGCGCACATCCGGGTTCCCCGTCTGGGGGTCAATCGCACCGACGTTGCGCAAAGCGGCATCTATCGCATAGGTGTAAGAGCCTTCGGTCATTGTCCCGGCGGGAGTAGGGGTCAGGCTGCGCTCATCTGCAATCCGTCCCAGCTTGTTACCCACCTGCGCGGCGATTTGTGCGCGGGTGACGGGGACAAACCACATCCAAACATCATCAATACGCACATCCCCGGCGGCGCTCACGTTTGTGATTGTTAGTGTGTAAGTAGTACCATCAGCCAGGCCAATATTGACGAGGTTTTCTGACCATTCCGCAAGAGCGCCCGTAAGGGTGCTTGACGTTACCGCATTGCCGTTGCCGTCTGTGATCGCGTAGGTGACGTTACCCGCCACGAGTGCCCCGGATGGGGACTTCGCCGAAATGTGCAGCGAAAACGAGCGGGCGGCCTCAACTGCGAAGCCTTGCGAAATGGAGCCTCCAATTGGTAGGTTTGCCATTCCGAAATGCTCATCCCCATCACTCGCCAAATACTGAGCGCCACCGGCAGCAGTCCACCCGTTTAGGTTGTGCGTAAAATACCCGTTAATTAGATGGTTTCTGTCGATGGCGCTCATTGGCTATTCCTCGTCCGGTTCTACGGCGGCGTCGAGTGGCAGAGCCGCTTCAATTTCGGCGGCAACATTGTACGGCTTCGCCAGGGGACGCCCGGCGCGCTGATTGCCATTGCTGGCTTTGTACGCGGCCTTTTCGGTCGCGGTCGCCATGCGCCAGCCGACTTGTTTCAGCCGACTGCGGGCATGTTCGGCGCTGACAACGTGCATCGCGCCAGCGGGGTTGACAATCAGATAAAACTTTTCGTTTTCATCCTGGTTGTCTTGCGCTTTTACTGTGGTCACTTTCTTGGGTTGTGCCATGTCGCTCCTTTACGCGGCGTGGGTAATGGCCGGGGAGGCGTACAGCTTGCCATCGGGCATTACCAAGATGAGATGGTTTGTCAGCGCACCGGCTTCGGTCATTGCGATGTCAATATCGCCGTCGGCTTCGCTTGTAACCATGCCTTCGAGGTTCGCTGTCCATTCGCTGAGTTTTCCGTCAGTCCCTGCGGCAGTTCCGCCACTCGGGGCCGTGCCAATTGCATCACCATTGGCATCTGCGGACAGATACCAGAGCAGGGCAACACGCTCCGAGATTTCGTTGCCATTTTCGCGGTCAACCAGCTGGACCGAAACGGTAATCACGTCGGCAGCTTCGGCGCCGACGGTAAAGACCGGTTTGATTTTGATACTTTTGTTTTCTGCATTTTCATAAAGAGCCATTTTCAAATCTCCAATAAGGGCGGGCTTTCACCCACCCCTATCATCAAACTGGTTTAGATTTCGTCGGTCGAGACTGCGATACCGTGACTGTCGCGCATTTCACCGACACCGTACAGGGTATCCAAGGTGAATTTCGCGCCCAGGTAGTCGTGATCGTAGGACATGGTAACGCGCAGGGCGATACCGTCCTCGTTCAGAACACGCTGCAAAACGCCCATACCAGCGGGGGCAACGGGGAGCGGGCGGTTAGCCATGACAATCGCGTTTTTCTGGAAGAACAGGTTTTTACACTGGCCGCCGGCCACTGCAATCTGTTGATCCATGAAAACGTTAAACCCCATGAAGCGCCCGACTTCACTGTCGGCAGCTTTTGCGCCCAGTGTTTGAGCGTAATCGGAGTTTACAACCTTCTCGATGCCGAGGAACTCGTAATCAGCATCTTCGTGCAAAACGGCGACACGATCGCTCTTTGGGGCTTTCGCGCTGTTCAGCAGGCGGCGGCTTTCGCGGAAGGTGCCTTCGCTCAAACCGGCCACGGCGTTGATGGTCTGGGAAAAGCCGGAATACAGAGCGGCGATGTCGCTATCGATCTGCTCGGCCATTTTCGCCATCGCATCGGATGCATAGCGCTGGAACCAGTCCGGGCGGGCGAAAGCGGCGGCGATGTCTTCGACGATGAAGCTCACTTCCTGATGCTTATTGAGCGTCAGGGTGTAAACGGCATCGTCGGGGGCCTGGAGGGTGATGACGGTATCAGCGACTTTGGGGTTGACGGTCAAGGCGCCACCGTAGGGGATTTTCACGACGTTGCCAAATTCGGCAACTTCGTTTTCATAATCCCGGTTGACGAGACGGGCCAAAACCGTGTTACTCTGCAAATAGCCCAGAGCTTCGGCGGCGATGATAGTGGGGGTACTATCGGCTACAAGTGCGGCAGTAATGTTTGCCATTTTCTAAATCCTCTTTGGGTAAATATGATTAGGTTGGATTTAGCAGGCTTTCGCTTTTCTCACGGCTCGACGTGGCTGCTGTTGATGTAAATCTATTGTACTACTTTTTACGCGCCTGCTCGCGAATTTTCGCGGGGTCAGTTTCGGCGGTAAAGTCAAACTTGTTTCCCTGGCCGTTTTGGGCATGGGGAGGAACGCCTTGCGTGGTGGTTGAGGTGGTCGATTGCGATTTGATTTTGTCGGCAAAATCTTCCAACATCTCGTCAGCGTCTCTCTCTAAGTCCTCTTTTGTCTCGCCAATAAGCCGGGATGCTTGTTTTGGGGTCAATCCTTTTTCACCAGCAACCAACAGCTTTATTTTCTCTTTGCGCTCGATTTCAAGTTCTTTTTGCTGAGTTTCGTAAAGAGCCTTGTAATTGTTCTGCTCTTCGAGCGTCTTTTTCTGCGCATCCTGTAAAGCCTTTTCGGCCCTGCTTGCCCGTGTCGTAAGTTCTGCAAAGCGCGGGTGTTTGAAAATTTCTTCCCACGACTGCGGCACGGCGGGCGGCGTCTGCGCCTGGGTTTGTTCGTTGTTTGGGGCTTGCGGTGGTGCGGGTTCTTGCGGTGTTATAGGGTCAGGCAACATTTCTTTATCTTTCCCGGTTTTATCGCTCCGCAGCGAAAGGGTTACAGCGGCGCAATGTAAAACAAAAATGCGCCAGTTTTAGCGTTGCCACCTTGAGCCACAACGGCTTTAGGATAGCCAAATGCCAGCGGCTCGGTATGGGTTGTCAGCGCCGTGCCATCAGTATTGAGAGCTTCCAGCACGCGCGGATAAACAATCTGATCTGTGTCAAAGTCGGCTTTGGTCAGGACAGGGATACTCACCCCATCCTGCTCGACCGTCAGGGTGACGTCCACCCCATTATCAAAATCGCCGTCAACAAGTTGCACGGCATATGCTTTTCCAGTTGCGCGCTGAGTTGAGACAGCAGTTCCGGCTCCACCGGCGTTGGTTGTTACATCAAGCCTGATAATCTGATAGTCCATGTGCATATCTCCGATCTGATAACAGTATAAGGCAAATCACAAAAAAACACAATACGCAAGAGCGCCGGTAGGTGTGTTTTTTATCTGTTACAGCGATTGCGTGTAACACAATAGCTTTTTTGTTGTTCTTAATGGCGGTTTGCTGTAACAGATGTAACAGATATAACACGTATTTGCTTAAAGTTGTACGAAAACGTTTAACTTAATACTATATTATCTGTTACAGCTGTTACACTTATATACATAATAGACCGCAAAAAAGCTATTGAACTACACGAAATTTTTGTAACAGATGATTTTATTTTATCTGGGATTATCTGGGATTTATCTGTTACAGATGACACTGAGCGGGCCTGTGTTGGAAAATCCACGCAAAAACGCCAGGAAAAAAGGCTGTTTTTAGCGTTTTTCAGCCCCCACATATAGGATCATCACACCCTACTGGCGTTCTTTCGCCGTATATGGTGGTCAAAATCCTGGCTTTTGCCGAAATACCCCCTTATCAGATTACCTATTTCCGAAATAAACGCCGTAGCGGCCTTCCTGTGGTCATACAGGCGCACCCATATATGGTGGGTAAGTAGCCTAAAATCGCTTTTTTGCCTGCATATAGGGGTTGGCAAAATAAACGAGTTTTGAAATTGGTCTACCAAAACCCTTGACAATACAAGTTACTTGCTTTATACTATAAGGGTAGTCAGGAATGAGCCTGACACAAAAAAAACAGGAGAAAATCATGAACACAGAAACTACCCCCACAATCGACGAAATCACTAGCTTGGTCAAGGCCGGACAGATCAAAGAACACCACACCGCAGCCAAGCGCGGATACATCAGCCGCACGAGCGCCGGGAAAGTCGAGAAATACTCCGGCAAATTTGGCGAAGGCTACACCATCAGCCGCCCGCGCTTCGACACCAGCAGCTATATTTACGTGACCTATTATGTCAAATAACACCCGCGCACGATCGAACGAACTCAACTCCCTGGCCGCAGAAATTGCGGTCAGGGACAACATTAACCCGGCAGACTACGACCGGGACAACCGGCCAATCATCGCCGAAATCATGGAGCGGGGAAAATGCCACCGCGAGACCGCCCGCTCGGTATGGGCGCGATGGTTGAGACGCGCAAGGCATCCCGATAAAATCGCGCAATGGGGAGGCGCTCGGACAAGGACAAAAGAATAAAAGCAATAAAAAAAGAGCCTTTATCCCGGCTCTTTTTTGATTTACATCGTCCCTGGGTCTGAGATTACCACTTCTCAGGCTGGCATCCAGTATGGCAGGTCGGCTGTTACGGTGTTCCCGTTGATCGTGATCTCGATCTGCCAGATGTCCTCGCGCCAGGTTGCGTTTGTGGCCTGCTTTGGCGCTGATACTGGATAATGATTTTTGTCCATACTACCTCCGCGCCCGTCGGCTCGTTGCCGATGATGGGTAAATGATCTCGCGCTTTTTCGTCCGCTCTCGGGCTGCGATTTCAGCATCGGCGGCGTCCCTGAGTTTTGCGGTCGGTATCCCGATCTGCTCGAAATCATCCAGGTAAAGCGCCTCCACCGAGCGGCAGTACCAGTGGAACGGCGGCGATTGCATCTCATCGGCATAGCGCGGCGTGCCGGTCAAGTGGAACGGCTCATCAAGCGGCTGGATTTGCCCGTGAACGCGCAGACAACAATCGGTCGTCCGCTCGTCCAGGGTTGCAATCGCCTGTTTTTTATACTCGACTTGCGGCTCTTGCTCCTGCGCCGTTGTGACGAAAAGAGCGAACAGGCCAGCGGCAAATGTCCATATATTGCGCTGCTCTTCGTTGCGCTCGGCTACCCCAGACGCGGCCCAGATGGATTGCCTGCCGTCGGTCATCGTCTCGGACAAAAGCCGCGCACGGATAGCGGCGTCATCTGCGCCGGCGGCGCGCAGCTGTGCGGCCTGTGATTGCAACGATGTCGCCAGGGTTGCCGACCAGCCGGGGGAAGATGTCATAATTCCCTGCTCTAAATCCGACGCCTGGCCAGCGGTCAAAGCGGCCAAAACGCCCACATCAAAATCACCTCCCCTACCAGCTCTTTTGACCATTTGCAACTGCTTACGGGTGTAGTTTTGCACTACCTGGCGCGCGGTCTTTGCGTTACTGGCCGCGATACGCGAGACTGAGGTTTCAAGTTGCGCAATCTCGCGCAACATTTCGGCAACCCCGGCGCGGCTGATCCCATCCCGGTCCAGAATGTCCAAGAGCGCCCGGCGTGTGTTGCGCCGTTCGCTCTCAATCTCTCGGAGGTAGGCCGCTTCTACGGCTGAGAGCTTTGCAATGTATTTATCGGCCTGGCGGATGTCTGGCATTAGGTCACGCTTTCAGCCGTCCCGGCTTCCATCTGTTCAAGCTCAATTTCAGACATGCGCAAAGCAATGCGCGCCTGTGGGGTCATTGGCAGGATTTCCCGCGTACCGTCTAGGATTAGTTCCGGGTCATCCAGTGCGGCGATTTCAGCCAGGCCCATCTCAGCACCTATCCTACCGGCCGCTTTCATCGCATCTACCAACGCCCGGTCATAGTTTGGCCGCGTCCGCTGGATTTTGATAATTAGGTCAATCAATTGCAGCTCTACCGTTTGGGTTGCAATCTGCCCGCTCTTTTTGATGTCATCAAACGACAGTTCAGGCAGGCTTTCCTCAACCCCGTTTTTGATTTCGCGGATGAACTCAAGAACGCCCGGAATATCGATAGTTGGCGCGGCGGCCTTGACTTCGGCACCCTCTGGCAAAAACCACATGTAATCAGAGCCGCGCTGCAGGTCAGTCGGCTCGGCTCCCGATGTCACCCACTGCGGATCAACGTTGCGCGCTATCACAGTCGATAGGCGCGTAGCCATCGTATTGACTTCATTCAGCATCGGGATTGATTTCTGGTAAGTGCATTCGCCTAACGTCGTGCCGTCGTTAAGATGCAAGCACTCAAAAATCGGGATTGCTTTTTGGCTATTCGCATACTCAGACTCACGTCCAGAATAGCCAAACGGTTGCCCGTCCTGATAGGTTTTGATAGCGTCAGGGGTGATGACTTCGGCGTACTCGTATTGGTTCCCGGCTTCGTTCTCACGGATTTCAACCCAAAAAGCCAGGGATGGCTTTAGCGCGTAGTCGTCATCCTTGACCAGCATAAAACAGGTCGGGTTTGACGGTTGCAACAATACCCGGCGCTCTCCATCCGTCCATACGTCGGCTACCCGCAAACCTGAGACACCGTACATCGCGCCGTAGTGGACAAACAAAACGCCGTTGATGTCCCAGGATGACATATCAAAAAGGGCATCCCGCGCCTGCGCCCAGACTTCGGCGCGCGCGTCATCATGGTCAAATTCCCAACCGCCCGGGATGATACCGGCGTCGATGTCCACCGCGCGGGCCAGGGGGAGGAACAGCGGTTTAATTTCCTTCGCCACGCGCGGCCCCATGCTCCAGATGACACCTTCCCGGCTGCCTGCATAAGCGGATCCGTCGTAATACGATGCGCGGGTATTGAGTTCTTTTAGCCGGGTTTCCCACTGTTTTCGATACCGCTTGTATTCGTCCAGGTCAAAGATACTTTTAGACATATTCGCTCTCCTCGAGCATCTGCTCTATTTCGTAATCGGCGCGCGCTTCTACCGGCTCTTTTGCCTGCTCGAATTTACCGAACAGGTCAACACGGCTTGATTTCGCTTTTTGGACCGGGGCGAGTTCGTTGTAGCACCCGCTGGCCGCGTCCATTTCATCGTCGTGATCTAAATCCGGTTGCCCGTGCATGTGAGCAAGCCATCGCTCATTCCATTCACCGCGTAAAAGTTTCACGTTGCCGACAACCGCCTGCGCTGCCAGCGGTTTTGCTCTTGTAATTTTATCACCACTTGGGGCAACGCCGCGCGCATCGAAGCCTGCCAGGTTCCCGGCGATTGTTCGGTTATCACGCTTCCCACTTGCGCCGCCCTCCCGCTCCCACCGTTGCGCGCAGGATTTACCGTCCTGCGTTGCCATATTGCGCATAAACCTATCCGTTCGCGCCGGGTCGATCTGGTCAGCGGTCGCATCCAAAATATAAACGATCTTGTCAACGATCTTTGCCTTGCAGGATGCCGTAAAGTCCGGGTTGTCCTTTTTGAGCTTCTTCTCAGTTGCGGCCAAATCCCAGAAGCGGATTTCTTTTCCGCCCGCTGGAACACCGTCAACGATTTCAAACCAAGCGCGGTTGAAAACCTTCCCGGCTGCCGGTTTTATTTTCCAGTTGCCGCCACGCTTGCCATCGCCCAAAAGCCGTTGCCGCTCGATGTTGTCCAGGGCTTGGAGGTTAGCCAGATAGCCAGGATCAAGGGTAAGCAAGACTTGGTTATCATACACGGTTGATAGGATAAACGTTACGCTTTTAGGCGTGCTGTTTGGGCGATCGGCTGCCAGTTCTTCCCGGCTGTTTGACCAGTACGTTGCATCATTTTCGCGTACCATCCAGCGGACTTTTCCGCTGCGCGCTGGGATTGCCCAGCCATCATCGTCAATCCACCAGGCGAGAAAATCAGCCAGCCACCCAGGCTCCGGGTTTGCACTTGCGCGGATGTATGGCCTAACTCCACAGGTTGACCGGTTGCGCGATAGCATGTAAAAAAATTGAGACGCCGAAAACGTCTCTAACTGGTCAATCTCAATAAGCGGGATCTGTGCCGACTTCCACGAATACTTATCTTTTTCGTATTGCATATGCGCAAACGTTACGCGCATCCCGGTATCAAAAGTATACTGCTTGTCGTTTTCGTTCGGTTTTGCGCCGAAGAGCGGGTAAAGCTTTGCGGCTTCGTCCCAGAGCGCGCCCTCGTTGGTGATTTCCGGGATCGTGCGCCGAAAGATAACCGCGCCGAAGTCTTTATTGTCCATATGGCGCAATGGCTCAGCGAGTAGCGACCAAGTCTTGCCCCCACCGGCTGCCCCGCCATAAATGGCAATGTCAGCCGGCGTAGATAAAAACTCCTCCTGGCGAGGCTGCGGCCTAATCTCGCTTATCTCGGCCATTGTCGGGAATGTACACGTTGACAACCGCGCCCGCTATCTCTTTCCCGGCGCTCTTTAGGTCAATATTCTTGATACGCTCTCCCACTTCGGACGCGATGTCATCCAACACACCCCGGTAGGCGTCCACTTCCCCTTTGTTAAATTCCTGATAGTCAAATATCTCGGCAATATCACCAGAGCCGACGCCTTTTTTTTGCTCAAGCCAGAGCCGCCCGTTTAGGATGTCTTTTTCCAAAAGAGCTGCCAGTAGGGAGAGCTTGTATACCCGCGTTTCCCTGATCGCATACCCAGAGATAAGCGCGTTTTTAGTTTCCAGCTCTTCGATCTGATCTATCTCAATCCCGGCTTTTTTTCTATACGCGTGCAGGTTTTGACGTGGAACGTCAAACGGCGGCTTGAAAGCTGCCGCCCGTGTATTGATTTCGGTCAGGTCAACCCCCTCCGCAACCCACTCAATAAGTGCTTTTCGTTGCCGCCTATTTAGTTTCATTTTGTAAACTTTCGTAAAAATATTAGCCTATGCTAACTTTAGGAATTGCCATCGTCTTTGTCTAAAATGTGGCCTATGATAACGCCTGTCCCGGTTGCGCCTGCGGTCAATAACCCAGCGGTCAAATCTCTTTCCACGTCTCCCCAAAAGCCTTGCTTTTCCGGGATTGACGGCTTGACTACAATAAACGCCGGGATGAACAAAAGGATGCCGATTGCGTAGCGCATCAGGCTGCCCCAGCGAGCGCCGAATATCTTTGTCGGCTCATAGCCTTGGTGCGCTGCGATGCCTGCCAGGATAACAATAAATAAGCGCAAAATTAGCATTGTGCTACCAGTTCTTATTTTTGCGGATTTCGGTAAGGATGTCACTGATCGCCTTTTGAAACATGCTTTCAGTTTGCTCCTTGTAGGCTTCAAGGATTTTATCCAGGCTCTTTTTGGAAATGATTTGTCCATCGTAAAATGCCCATACGAAGAAAATCAAAAGGGCTAACACGCCCCCAGTATTTATGAGTTGTATTAATGATGGTAAATCCATGCTATGACCTTTTGAGAAATGAGATAAGCCCGCTTGCGCGGGCTATTGGCTAAGAGTTAATGATACTGGAATGCGCTGAAACGCGATACTTGATGATCTCAAGGGCATACTCAATCACAGCGCGGGCGTCAAAATACTTGTCCACGCCTTTGGCTTTGAGATATTTCTCAACCAAATTCAAAGCCCAGTCTAAGCGCTCGGCGTCCGTTTCCAGGTCGTGATTTGCGCGGGCTGCGATGACAATGGCGATGATCTCATCAAGGATGTCTGAGAGTTTCGGCAGGACATATTTCGTTTCCAGCCACTTCCAGGCTAGGGCAATCAGGGCACCAAAGATGCCGGTAAGCAAGGCGAGTAATTCAGGGTCAATTTGCATTATTTCTCAGCTTTCTTTTCGAGAGCAGCGCGAACAAAGCAGTCTTTGGCCTCGAGTAGCTTTCGCATACCTGCGCTCTTTTCGGGGCCATCGGGCAAGGCTAATTCCATCTCGTTTGCAAGATCACCAACGGGCTTGCTAACTTCTTGCAGGTGCTCAGGGATGTGCGAATATTCAAACCATTTGATAGTTGTGCTTGGCATAGTATCTCCATTCGTAGGATTGACAAAAACGTAAAATCATTGTAACACGCAAAAGAGCCGGTAGTCAACTGCTACCGGCTCTTTTTCACAATCTGCGCTTATGGTTTCGGGCGATTTATATTGTTGGCAGACGTTGTCGCCAATAATATTATTTTCCCGATTGCGCACAAGTTAAATGGGTTTTCTCGACACTGCTTACACCGATCAAGGTGCTTATGAAATTTATCTGTCAGCGTTTCTTGTTTCATTTTTTCTCCTTCGGATGCACCCACCGCATGTGAGCGCCGATGTTATGCACCTTTGCTTTGCATACTTTGCATGATGCAAGTGCATTTTTAGCATTAGCACTTTTTGCGGGTGCATTTGCATCGGATACGCGAGCATTCGCCAGCATTACTAAATTCTCTGCAAGTGCATAGACTTGCATTTGCAGATTGTCTTTTGCATGATGCACCGGGGGCGCGGGCAAGCGGTCGACAAAGCCCTGCATGATGCCAAGCACCGTTGCAAAGAGCGAGGGGATGATGCCAAACACATACGCGCTTATGCGGGCAAGCGCATCAGCATCAACGGGTAAGTCCCGGATCGCTTTTGCAGTATTCAGAAAACCGGATGCAATTAGGAAAACAATCAGTACAGCCAGGGCTGAAATTCTCGCGCCTTGATCGCGGCGGTCGATTTTTTCATCCTTACGGGTGACACTCTGCCGGGTCCAATACGCGGCCACGAATACGCCACATTCCAAGGCCAGGGCGAAAAGCCATCCGCGAAAATCGCCCATGCCGCCCGCCGAAATGGCGTAGCCCGCCAAACCGCTGACCTGGACGAGCAGGAAAATACCCGCGATATAAAGGGGAGTTTTGCGCATATTCATCCTTTAAATCCCCCCTGTTTTTCTGTCGAGATTGCAGAAATAACTTTATCTACAACATCGTAGGTATTTTTTATGTTTCCGTCATAGTCAATAAATATTTCATCTTCAATCAAATCTTTGATTTTGTCTCGGGATGGAAATGCATTTTTTTTATCTGGCAAAAGTACTATTGCCATTGCGAAAACTATCACCCAGGCTTGCCAGTTTTCGGGGCCAACGTCAAGCGTCCCAACGGCAACGCCAACTAACATAAATGCTATTGTATTTATTACAAATCTCAACATTGCCTTATTCTCCTTTTTGAGTAGTCCCCTCCCCTACTAGAGAGGGGTGAAATCGTTTCGTATCGCATCTTTGTCCCCTAATTCTGGCGCAACAGGGGCTTGCGATGTCAGTGGGGGAGTGGTTTGACAACCAATATCAAAAAAAAACTGATTGCCTTTTGGAGTAATGATACACCCCTGCTTGTGATGTTCTGCATTGCGCCATGTTGCCAAGCCATAAACGATGAATTTATCTTGCAGGGCCGTAAAGTCATCTTCGGACATTACGCCTAAGGTTCTGACAATTTGCGTATGGCTGAACGGGCGGCCACTTAGTACGGCGCCACCAATCTTGCGCAGTTCTTCGCGGGTCACAATATTCGCAAACAAACCCGTCTTTACCCCAGCGGCGAAGTCTGGCCAGGGTTGCGCGTCGACTTCGTCGGCTTCGATGCTGTCCCCGCTCTCGCGGTAATCGACAGTCTGCCGGCTATTCAAAAAGCGCCAGGAGAACACGCCGATAAACACGCACGCCAGAAAGGCCGTAAGCCAGCCCATAATCTGCTTGACCAAAGACGTCTGTCCATCCTGGCGCAGCCTTTCGGCTTCATTTTCAGCTTCGGCTATTTGCGCGTCAGCCTGTTTTATCGCCAACTCTACCGCCTGCGCGGTCAGTTTTATCAGCTCTCGATTAGTCAGGCCCGTCTCAGATTTTTCGAGCATCAGCAAATCCCCGGCGGTTTGGGTTGAGATTGCATTGGCGCTTATCCGGGCAGCATCGACCAGAGCCGCAGCCTCAATCCCGGCGCTTTTGACATTGTCGGCGGCAGTGGTCATGTTCATTGCCGCGACTGTGGCCGGGGAGTTTAGGGTTGGGGTGACAGTCGGCAATGCCTGTGTTTTTGTCGGCTCGACTTCTATCAACGTGGAGGATGCCAGCGGAGAGGCTTCGGCTTCAGCGCGGGCGGTTTTCGGCGTGCAGGCAGCCAGCAAAAACAGGCAGGAGCCGGTTAGCAGAATAAACCCAAGCGTCGCGATAACCTTTATTTTCATTGGCTGTTTTTCCTCGGCGCGGGCTGGATGCCCGCAGTGTCTACCGGCTTTGGGCTGTAGTTTACTTTCAACCAGTCAAAAACTCCAACCGTGCTGTCGTCAATCGTGGCCGGTTCATAATTGCTCATTTCAATTAGCGGCTCTTCGATTCGGGTCAACCTGGTTGGGCCAGCCCGCCAAAAGTCAACAAACGTTTGTTCTTCCGGCTTGACCGTATCCAGCGCAACCGGCACGGCATAGATATCATCAACAACGGTTGCCTGACTGAGCGCACACATGCCCGCGTAAATCAGCAGACACGCGCCCACGATGGCGGCGACAATCGAAATAATAACCCACGCGCTATCCATCGAGTTCATCCTCGAAAATCTGCTGCTCGCGCTTCTCGGCATCCGCCAGCCAACCAAGAAACATGCAGGCGAGCCAGTATACGCTCGCTAGAATTGCGGCGACAATCAAACCAACAATTATTATTAGCATATCATCCACCGTTATATCCGTCCCACAACGGGACAGATCCCTGATTATCGCATTCGGGTTTCCAATCGGACTTGCAGCCCCCACCGGTTACGTTCCGTACGGCCATTTCTGTTGACCAGCGATGCGCGGGACGTTGCGCCATTATCTCGCCAAAGAAGACGCGAATGGATTCGCCCAGGCTTTGGGCGCTCTCGCCAACAACTACGCCTTCGATAATTCTTGATTCGCTCATGTGTCCATTCCCTTCCGCGCTCATCCCGTATGGTGGATGAGCATCGCCGTTCGCGCCATACCGCTAGACTATCCGAGATAGTCACTACACCGTAACGTGGGTTTTATTGATTGATGCCCCCGCGCTCTTGGCTCGCTACCGTGCGCGTTACCAAGTATTATCTCCGGCTTGGCGCGGGGTTTGGCCGGTACTTTCCCGGCTGTCACTCACCTCCCAACCCTTCGGTTTTCTTTCCGTTGAGTGGGGGCAATTAAGCCGCAATGGCTTGTGGAGTAGGTGAGATTTGAACTCACATAAGACGTCGTCTCGTCTATCGGCTATTTTTCGGTAATCACTCCGTATCGTTGCCGCCGTGCGACCCGCATTGTCTAGAATACTGATCGCCAGAACCTAAGCCAGTTAGGTGTCTACCCCAAGTTGTAAAGGTTCCCCGCGCCGCTCAGTATCCGGCTACGTTTCACGTGTGTCACACTTTCCCATGACCGGCGCGGGGTTGTGGAAACATCCCTATCTCGTCGGGTAGTGACCACAAAGAGAGTTTATCAAAAGCCGAGGAGAAAGCATATCCCCCATTGGTACTATTTTTCTATTTCGTGTATCAGGAGCATAAGCGCTGCCGCCAAAACAAATACGCCGTAAGCGGATAAAAACTCTTCATGGTAAATAAGTCGGTTGGTAATATAGTAAACCCAACCGCTTGATATGATTGACAAAATAGCTATTTTTATTTTCATCATGCCCAAACCTTCTGCGGTTCATCCGCTCCCAGGGGCCAGGATACGACCAACGTCTGCCCGCTTTGATTGACAATGTCCTCCCATGCCAAAACGCGAAAGACAACAAAACGCCCCAGCACCTGCGCGCCTTCAGCCATAATAAAACCACAGCGCAACGGAGAGCGATAAATATCAGTCGCTCTTACGGGCTTTTTTTCCAGGCTGGCAACCAACTTTAGACCAGCATCATACCGGTCACGATTGCGCGGATTACTCAGCATGTCATAGGCTTTACGGATCCGTAAAAACATCTCATGTGCGTTTGTTTCGTGGCACACGTCCGGGTGCCACTGTTTGACCATTCGCCGGTAGGCTGTTTTGATTTCGTCATCCGTTGCCGACTGAGACGCGCCCAAAACGCTGTAGAGTGTCAATTGGTTGGTCTGAGTGTGATAACCACCATCAAACCAGCCGGTAAGGGTGTTCATCGGGAAAACTACCGCCCAATTACCTTTGGCGTCCATACCCATTGCGGAGATGTCACCGGGGGCGCGCTCTTTACATTGCCCGATGTAATGGACTTCCAGCAGGCGGGTTTCAATGACCGGCTTCGAGGCGGCCATGTCGGGGAAGGTCATCCCAAGAGCGCGTTCACCTTCCCGGCGGTATTGAGCAGCGACCATCCAGCACTTGCGCGTCCCGTCCCAACTGCGACCAGTGGAGGGGATTGTTGATTTGATTGCTTCAACCATGCGCGGATTATAGGGAAATTCTACCCGGTAAGCGCCGTTTTCCGGGGTAACAGTGATGTTATTTGCCATCGGACACCTTCATCAAATTGACCTTGATTTTATGATACTGAGTTACCAAGTCGTATCGATAAACATTATCGAGAGCCTCTCGAAGATAGCCCGTGATTTCTTTGATAACTTCCTGCCGCTCATCAGCCACCCGCCGGGCGTGGATTACATCGGTTTCGAGCGAGTAGATACGCTGTTCGTAAATCTGTTTTGCATCCATCGGGCAATCGCAATAATCATCAATCCCGCCCTTGCATCCATAATCTTCGATATGATCGCTTGCATCATGTCCGCAACTGCATTTTATGTCTGCCATGTCTCATCTCCTGAAAAAGAGCCGGAAAGAAAGCATCCTGCCGGCTCTTTTGATTGTGCTAATCCGTCACATCTTCGGCGGTTTCCAGTAGCGATTTTTCAGCCGCAAGGCACTCTTCCAGGCTCGCCGGAATTTGCCCATTGTTAGCCAGTAAAACCGCCTCGGCTCCGTAGACGTTGCACAGCCGTTCGACTTCGGTCACAACCGGGTCAGGCCGGGGGGCGGCGGGCGTAACAACCGCGTCCACAATATTACCGCCGTCGTCAATGCCGATGTTGTACTGCTCGGGCATTTTGAGAAAAGCGGTCAGGCCGCAGGTAATATCAGACGCGGCCACGTCACAGGCAAAACCGACGGCGCGCCACATGCACATATTTTCGGGGTATTTTTCCCAGCCGCTATCGGCCTTGACTAACCCAGCCGCGCGCGCCTGTTCCATCGTCCAACGAGCAGTATAAGCAAATCCGTTCATGCGCTCGATTTTGCACTCGTAGCCGATAAACTTACCCTTGTCATCCAGGCGGTTGATTTTGACATCTTTTATCAGCGGGGAGTTTTGCACCAGGGCCAGCGCGCCGCGTGGGGCCAGGGAGGTTTTGCCTTGCACGTTTTGCACCAATTCGATGCTGGCGGTCATACTCAAGCCTAGCTCGTAACCTTTGAGCAGGACGCTGCTCATTTTATCGGCGCTCATCATGTGGGCGCGGCCAAGAACCGGGGCGACTTCTTTCGAAATCATGTTCCAGATCGCCGGGGTAATCGGACGCTCCTGCGGGGCGGTTGTTGCTAACTCGTAAGTCTGTTTATCTTCCATTGTTAGTTTTCTCCATTCTGATTAGTTCGGGGCGGGATCGGTTCACCGCGATTTTCTTTTGTGTTTTCATTCGCCGGTAAGCCGGTAGTGCTCATCGGTATCAAAATCGATGCTCGTTTGCCGGAAAGAATATCTTCAAAGGGGGCGTTTGTTGTCATCTAATGTGCTCCAGAATAGTTATATTTTATGCGATAACTAACTAATTGTCAATAGGCAAAATTAGACGGCGGTCACGGAGAGTTTGTTTCCATCTTCTAACCCCAGGGCGCGGCGGATCGCCTTCTTGCGCCCCTCCCCAATCCCGGCTATTTTCGGCGCGGTGGGCGAAACATCCGTCAGCACATCCAAGGCCCAGGCGGGCGACGGAACAGCGGCCAAAATATCAGCGGCCAGTAGTGCGCCAATCCCGTCAAAAGCGCACAGAACGCGCTCATCAGCTGAAAGGGCCATGATCTCTTTTTGCGGGTTGATTGTCATAAGAGTGTGGTTACGGTTTGCCAGTCTCAAAAGCGCATCGGCATAATCCACGTCCGAGTGGCAAAAGACAACCGGTAAGCCGCTCTCTTGGAGACTGAGCAGCGCGCCCTGCACCGCGTTCCAGTTCCAGCCCTCCCCGTGTTGGCTACCGGCGATTATCGTGTTACCCGTCCGGGGGTTGCGCGAAAGTTCGCCGGTAATGATCAGATATGGCAGCCAGCTGAACTCCCGGCGCTGTACCATCATCCGGGCGCACTGGTCAAAAATATGATCTGTCGGAATGCTGTTCAAAAAATCGGATGGAGTCTTTCTCTCCACGTTTAGCACCGTGCCATTATCCAGCCACAAATGAGCGTCCCCGGTTTCGAGTTGCTCCACGATAATCGGCACATCTTTCAGCGGTTCGGGTGGGCGGGCTTGCCAGTTTTTTAGCCAGGTATCCTCCCGGCTGTCAATTTGGATGAAGGTCAGTTTTGCCATGGGGTGTAAACCTCGTCAAGACATTTTTTGCAGAGAAGCACAAAAGCGCCGGTAGTGAGGAGCGTTTGCCAGATATTTTTGCGCCTGACGATTTTCCCACATTTGGCGCAAATCATTGGTTCGTTTTGATAAAGCCACCATCTGATTTTACAGAAAATATTCATCGTTTCCTCCTGATAAAAATACCCGCCCATTTCTGAGCGGGCTTTGGTTGCAGGGTTGCCTACTGGCAGGCCGTCATAATCATTTCCAGCACTTCGGGGCTTTCAGCGCTGTATTTACCCTTCATCAGCGGGGAGACGGACAGTTGCGCGTCAACTTTCGCGGTCACGCTTACCGGGTCCTTGTCATCCTTCGCGGCGGCGGTAACAATCGCCTGCGCAAATTTCAAAAGGATGTCGTTATTAGGCGCGGCCACCGGGGACGGGGCAGCCTGCGCGGGGATCGCCGGGAAGTCGGCATCACTCAGAGCGCTTACCGGCTCACCTGCTTTCTCGCTCAAGCAGGCCGACACGCAAGCATCCTGACTTTCAAAAATGCTCACGAACAGAAAATCAGAAAGCTCTTTCTTCTCCCCGGTTGTTTTTTTGGTGTAAAACTTGCCATTCGGAACCTGAACGGTTTCGACAAAACCGCCATTCAGAGAGCGGAGAATTTGCGCCGTTGCTTTGATGTCAGTAGGATCAACGGCATAATGACCCAAAATTGACGCGCGAGTTACTTCATTCCATTCTTTGCTCGTGGCAATGCTGCGAAAATCGGGAAAGTCTGAATGAGATTGAAAATTCATCTCATCGATCGGCACAACACGAATTTCAATCATCATTTTCCGGTCAGCCAGTTTGTGGATTTGCTCATCAAAGCGCTCCGGCTGGCTACCCTTGAACCACACCGCCGGGTAAGTTTCGATAAAGCATTGGCCGAATTTACGGAAAACCGTTTTTTGAGTTTCCGATGCTGCGATTTCTTCAAAGCCGTCGTTTACAATTTCGTTGTTCATGGTTGCCTTATCTCCTGTTCTGATTTTTGTCAGCGTCACACAGGGCGCTGATTTGATTGTCGATTGCCGCGCGCCATTTGGGCGCGGGCAGGTTTACGATGTTTTGATACCACTCGTCAAAAGCACCTCCCAGGCTGTTTTTTATCACAGCCAGTTTCTTGTCATATGGGCGCGGCTCCGTGGCGTCCAGCATCTCGTCAGTGGTCAGCCGGTTGTGCCGGTGATTGCCGTTTAGCACTCCAACGGGCGCAGCCATCAGGCCACCGACGCCGGGAACAATTCGCCGTAAAGTTTGGCGATTGCGCGGTGGAGCGTTTCAGCGTCCGAGACGCCCAAAAATTCGCCCATCTCTTTCACGCGGGCCACGTCGGCCATAGTGATCGAGTAGGTTTTTGTCTGCCTAACTTTCTGAGGGTCAAACGGGATAGTTGCTTGATCTTGCATGTGTTTTATCTCCTTTTGATTGGGGGTTGTTGCCCGGTCAGTTACGACCGGGCCGGGGTTGGGGTGTTTCTGCGCGTTATCGCTTGTCCGAATTTGCGATTTCGCCAGCACGAATAACAACAACATCGTCACGGGAAACATACTCGCTAAGTGGAATATATTTTCCCCGCGGATCATTGGGATCAGTATTGCACGACTGACGGATGCGAATTATTTCGGGGTCTTGATTTTCGATATATCTACCAGAAACAGGCCTGCCAGAAATACACCAAGCCTTTTTAGTTCCATCATACTTTACTCTCTCTTCCCCTCCGGCATGTTCTCCGGTATCGTCAAAGAAGTATGAAAACTCACAATTTCTTTCATATGCAGTTGCATCTTCCAGCGTTTCGTATTCGCTGATAGAGTAATCATCCCCGCAACAAGAGCAAGTTACGTTTTCTGGGTCATGTCCGAAGCGATTGTGAAAAACAATCTTTGCCACACCTTCTGATGCTTCGATGTAGCAGTGTGAAAACTTTTCTTTTTGGCTCCCGCCGGAGAGCATATCCATAAATCTTGTATACATAGTTTTCTCCTTGTTTGAATGTGTCTGCCTGATGTAGTAATAATATCATCTAGTTAGTTAGCTGTCAATAGGCAATTTTAGAAATTGCTACTTGACACGATACTAGTTAGTTATATAATAGTAGGCAAGGAGAACAATCTAATGCAAATTAAAAACAGATGGACACAGGAAGTATTATTTGAAAACGCGGATGACAACGTCCGCGACACTGTTATTGCCGCCGTAAAAGAAAAGGCCGACCTGACCGGGGCCGACCTATGCGGGGCCGACCTGACCCGGGCCGACCTGACCGGGGCCTACCTACGCGGGGCCTACCTGCCCGGGGCCGACCTGACCGGGGCCGACCTGACCGGGGCCTACCTGCCCGGGGCCGACCTACGCGGGGCCGACCTATGCGGGGCCGACCTGACCGGGGCCGACCTACGCGGGGCTACTGGCGTTTTTTCATTCGGGCCAATCGGTGAAACTGGCCGTATGGGGTACGCCGTGGATCATGGCAATTGTGTCATGTTCCAGCTGGGTTGTTTCTGGGGCAACGAAAAAGAAGCCGTAACAGCCATCCGCGAGAAATACGGCGCAAAAAGTAATTACGAAGCGCAAGTTAAACTTGCCGCTAAAATCATCAAGGCGAGCCGCAATGGATAGCATCCAAAAAACCTATGTCCCCGGCTCGCTGGCAGCAACATCAGCCCAGACGGGCCACAGTCTGGCCGAGACGTTCATCGGCGCGGATGCGATTGTTTTGGTTGACACCTCCGGGTCGATGGCCGATAGTGACGGATTGCAAAAGAGCCGGTACGAGCGGGCTTGCCTCGAGCTGGCAGGCGTACAGGCTTCTTTGCCTGGCAAAGTCGCCGTCATCAGTTTTTCGGATGACGTGATGTTTTGCCCCGGTGGGACGCCCTTCAATTACGGCGGCTCGACCCGCCTGGCAAACGCACTTTCATTCATCCGCGTGGCCGATGTCCCCGATATGAAATTTATCATCATCTCAGACGGGCAGCCAGACGATGAAGAGACGGCGCTCAAAGAAGCCCGCAAGTTTGTAAACAAACTCGATACGATCTTTATCGGGCGCGAAGGCGGCTACGGGCAGAAGTTTTTACAGCAACTCGCCCAGGCTTCGGGCGGGCAGGCTATCAAGGATTTTAGCGCCAAGCAACTGGCAACCAGTGTAAAGGGCCTTTTGGCCGGATAGAGAGAAAACCATGCAACGACAATCAGCCTACGAACCTACCGGCAACCCGGACACGCTGGAAATTTTAGCCAGCGAAATGACAGACGACGCGCAAGCGAAAATCGAACTGCTTACGGCGCGAATGCTGCGCAACGCCGAAGTCCACTCCCAACGCAACGGGCGCAAAAACTTTATCACCACTCGTGCAATCGCCCGCGCTGTAGTGCTGGCGATGGTTGTAAAAACCGACGAGGAGATTTTGAGATGACCGCCGATCACTATGTCCATTACACGCAAAGCGCCAAAGCCGACGAACTAAAATCCGTCTGCGGCAAACAGTGGGAATGGATTACCGACGCGCCTACAAAGGTCAACTGCCCGGAATGTCTGGAAAAAATGAAAGGAAAAACCAATGGAAACCTTTAGCCAGCGAATTACCAACCTGACCGAAAGCGAAAAGGCACTACAGGCTGTCATCCGCGAAATCGGCAAAAACGAGCCGACCCTGGAACAAAGCCAGCGATACGAGAAAGCCTGGATCAAAGCCAGCGAGGAACTGCGCGCCGAAAATCCCCGGCTCGATTTGTATGCCGCTGGGCGCATCCTGCACCAGGTTTGCGAACAGGCGCGGAACGAGTAACACGCAAGAGCGCCGGGATTGGTGCTTGCTTTTCCCGGCGCTCTTTGGTAAAATAAGTCTACGACAAAAAAAGTCGTCCCGTTGGAAGCGGGTTAGAAAATGCGACGAAACTCCTTTCTCACATGTGTTTGTGTTTGACGCCCCGCAGGCTCTTCCACGAACACGAACACAGGTGAGAGCGGAGTTTTTTATTCCCAGCACGCAAGGGATTTTTATATGCAAAAACTAACAGCCGACCAGTATTATCAATTGCAAACGCAATATGAACGAACGCCCGCGCCAGGTGACAGTTTCGGCGCAAGTGGTGAGCATTACATTCTCGTTGCAATACTCAAGCAATTGGGATACAACGAGCCGGACAAGTGGCGAGCCTTGAAACTCGCAGAAAGGTTATTGAGCAATGGGTACGCATCCTGAAATCACGAACCCGGAACTGCGGGCAATTCTGGCAAACGAAATAAAAATTTCATATCGCTTATGGCGAAAAGGAATTTATGATGATGATGCTTTTCTTTGGTTGCGAGTAGGATTATTTACTTTTGCCCGCCGCGTACAATTCACCATGGACAACCCCCAATGATGACACAATCAAAACCCCTGAGCGCCGAACTGATCGCCGATGGCCTATCTCAAACCCAAGCTGATATTTTAGAGCAGGCATTCGGCACGCAGCCCGATTTTCTGGCAGGGATGGCCGCCGTTGTGATGTTTTTGGCGCTCGAAGAAATCCCCGACCAGCGCCCGCCGCAGGGTGAACCGTGGGCCGAAATCTGGGACAAATGCGCAAAAGAGCCTGCAAGAAAGGGGGAGATTTTCGCCGAAGTAATCTCCCGCCTCCCGGCTAATCTCGCCGCCGTCCTCACCCAGGTTATCGAAACGAAAGTCAGAAACAAACAGGCGTGGTGGGCATCCATGCAAACCGGCCAGAATGCGAACAAATCGCCTGAGTTTTACATGAGCCTTTTAGACCACTTCGGTTATCGGTTTCGCCTCAATCGCTGCACGGACATGGTCGAGGTGAACGGCCACCCGATCAATGATTACATTGCCGCTGAAATCCGCGCCAAAATCAGAAGCGCCGGGGTGAAGGACACAAAAGCGGTCGAAGATGCGTACACCGCCGCCGCTTACCGGACGCGCTATCACCCGATACAAAACTATCTGGAGCGGTTGAAATTTGCCGGGGGTGAGCCGATTGACGATTTAGCAGGTTATTTCAAAGACGAAAAATCCATCTTCGGCGAGTTTCTCCGCCGCTGGCTAATTGGGGCCGTCGCCCGCGCTTATCGCCCCGTGCGTAATCGCGTGCTGATTTTGGACGGGGTGCAGCGCATCGGTAAAAGCAAATTCGTTTCTTGGCTTGCCTCCCCGCTAATCGAGTATTTTCAGGAAGGGCCGATCGCCCCTGACAACAAAGACCACCGGATTTTATTACTCTCAAAATGGATATGGGAGGTCAGCGAGTGGGGAACCGTCGCCCGCCGCGCCGACCGGGAAGCCTTGAAAGCGTTCCTTACCCAGGAGAACGTCAACGAGCGGGGGGCATATCGAAAGTACCAGACAGCCGGGAACGCCATGACCAGCTTCATCGCCACGGCTAATAACGAGATGGGCTTTTTCAATGACCCTACCGGCAGCAGCAGATTTATGACCGCTCACCTAACCGATGTCGACTGGCGCGGATACACACGCTCAATTGATGTCGACCAGGTTTGGGCGCAGGCGTACCAACTGTATCTCAACGGGGAGCCGTGGGATTTATCAGACGCCGAAGCCGCCCGCGCCGATGAAATCAACCAGGCTTATCAGGTGATGGATTTAGTCGAAGAGACGATTGTCAGACATTTTATAATCGACCCCGGCAATGTGTTTTATTGGATGGCCAGCATCGATATTATCCAGCACATCAAAGACGCCGGCGGGCTGAAAGCGGGTATTGAAATCGACGCGCGGAAGATGGCGTCAGCCCTCACCCGGCTGGGTTTGGAGAAACCTATCCAGCGCCGAGTAGGCGGCGTAAACGTGCGCGGGTATTATGGGATAAGCACCAAAACTGGTATACCATAAGCCTTGACTAACTAACTAATATAAGATAGAATATTGTTATTCAGGAGAACGCAGACATGACAGACCAGAAACCAACCCAAACACAGATTGACAGAACCACCCAGACCATCCGCAGAATTGCGGAATTGCGCATCAAGGCTTTGGGCCTGACCTGCACCGTTGATGAATATCTCAAGAAATGCAAAAATGAAAACTTGCGGTAGTTTCTTTTCAGGCGGCGGCGTGGCTGATATTGGTTTTCGTGCCGCTGGTTATGAACTGACTTTTGCAAACGAGTATGACGCAAAGATAGCGAACGTGTACCGCCTGAACCTGGGCGACCATATCCGCGTGGCTGATATTCGAGATGAAGATGTCCGCTCCTATCCCTGGGTAAATCACTTTCACGCATCACCGGTTTGCGCCCGCGCAAGTGTCGCAAATCAGAACCGGAGCGAGGCGCAGATTGACATAGACACAGCCCGCAAAGTATCAGAGTACATAACCCATCACAAGCCCGATACGGTCACAATTGAAAATGTGAGCGCGTACCGGCACTTTGAAAGCTACAAGGGCATTATCCAGACGCTTGATGATAACGGATACTGGCATAATGCAAGCATCCTAAATAGTGCAGATTTTGGAGTACCGCAGACGCGCCGCCGATTGATTGTTCGCGCCGTTCGTGGCGGTTTTGTGCCGCCCTTGCCCGCCCCGATTGAGTGGGTCGGCTGGTATGCGGCAGTTGAAGATATTATTGACACGCTTGAGCCGTCACAGTTTGCGGACTGGCAACTGGCAAGACTGCCGGATGAGTATAAAACTTTGCTATTTGCGCAGGGCGGATATGATGACACTCTGACCGTTTACGACGAAACAAAACCAGCAGGAACTATTACGGCGAATAGTAATCAGGCAAGTATGAGAGCGTTTATTGTCGACGGAATGAACGCGAGCCGAACGGTGACAGTTTCCGATAATACGCAACCCATTTTTACAGTAACGTCAACGCAGAAAGGCGCACATCGCGCCTGGCTCTCCGCCGGTCGTGTTGTCAAAATCTCCCCGCGTGGCCTTGCCCGCTTTCAGTCAATCCCAGACTGGTATCAGTTGCCAGATAATACCGCGCTGGCCTGCAAGATCATCGGCAACGGCTGGCCGTCACTGATGGCACAACGGATAGCCGAGAGCTTTATGTAACAGATAATCACAGCTAATCCCGGCTCTTTTTCACGATCTGTTACAGCGAATTTCGTGTAACACAATAGTAAAATCAGGCACTATTATATAGATAACTGTAACAGATGTAACAGATAATATCTAACAAAGTTAAACACATTTATACAGCTTTATACAGTAACACGTTACATCTGGGACATCTGTTACACCCGGCAAAAAAGCCGGGAGAAAGCGAGAGAACATGGCAAGAAACGCACCCTGGACATCGCAACACAATTACCTAACGCCGATAAAAGGTGTCATCAGGATTTTAGTCTTGGAATACCAGCGCGCCGATGAAGCGACGCGGGCGGAGTTGCGCCGACGGTCACCAGACTTAGACCTACCGGCTCTTTTGAAACAACTAGAAGAAAGCTAGACGAAATGACTACAATCGAAATCCGCACCGCTGCACAGGTTTTTGAGGAACTCAACAACACGGACGAAAAGCAGGAGCCGGAGAAGTTTTGCCGTCTTTATGATGAGTGGAAATTGCTTCTTGCAGAACTAACTAATTAGAGTATAATTAGAGACAGGAGAACAGGCAAAAATGTACCTATCTGATCAAGAATTGCAGGCAATCAAAAAGAAGCCAATCACATCAATATGGATAAATTAGATAATCGCAAAGAAAACTTGCGTGTTTGCAGCAAGTCGGAAAATATGCGCAACAGAGACATGACCGCTAAAAATACAAGTGGGTATAAGGGAGTTTCGTTTGACAAGAGAGATAGAAAAAAGAAATGGTATGCTCAAATAAGAATAGAAAACCGGCATATTATTTTAGGATATTTTTATACTCCAGAGGAAGCTGCCAGAGCATATAATGACGCGGCTATAAAATACTTTGGAGAATTTGCGCGGATAAATATATTATGAGCGTTTATCAGCAGGCAAAACAATTTGTTGATATGGGAATATCCGTTTTCCCAATTAAATACCGCGCCAAAACTCCAGCCGTCCCATCATGGAAAATCTATCAAGATAGATTGCCAACAGATCTAGAATTGCGCCAATGGTTTCCCGCTGAATTACGGAATTATGGAATTGTAATGGGCTGGCAAAGAATTTGTACTTTAGACTTCGATACGATGGCGGCTTTTTATGAATGGCAATTATGGACGCTGGATAATACAAAAGCTCTTGATAATGCATACATGAGTAAAACCAGCCGGGGAATACATGTTGTTTTTTGTCTGCTGGAAGTTTTACCAAATATGAAGCTGCCTGACTGCGATTTCAAAACCTCGGGCTATATCGTTGGAGCAGGCTCCACTCACCCAAGCGGGCATATTTATAAATCCTTGCGCCCGCTCTATTTCCCAATTATCGAAAGTCTTTCCGATGTAGTCCCCGCTGAAATGCTCGAACAGGCCACCTACGAGCGCGATAATCTGGCACCCGTCGCCCCGGTCCAAAATCTCGAACTGCCGACCGGCGACATTTGGGAGCAGGCAGAACAGGCCGCGCTTCTTCCTGGCGTTCTTACGCCGATGGAGCGGGCAAAGAGCCGGTACAGGATTGAGAGCTTTTTCCCCGGTTACAAACCAGACCGCGGCTATTTGCACGTTCTCTGCCCGTTTCACAATGACAAAGAGCCGTCAGCCTGGGTTGACCTCGATAAGCAGCTATTCGGCTGCCACAAATGCAACATGCGCCCGCTGAGTGTAATTGGCCTTTACGCGGCGCTAAAACAGATTGACATCAAACAGGCAGTAAAGGAGATGGCAGGCTAAAAATGATTTACAATGCGGATTGCTTAGAAATAATGAAAAAAATGATCTCAAAAAGTATTGATTGCATAATCACCGATCCTCCCTATGGGATAAATGCCGATGGAGGCGTTGGCGGCTTTGGCGCATCCGCAACGGACAAACATTATCAAGCTGGATGGGATAGCCAAGCCCCATGCCAAGAATATTTTACAGAAATGTTGCGCGTTGCTAAAAAACTTTTTATTTTTGGAGGAAACTTTTTTGCAGACAAATTGCCAATCGGTAAACATTGGATTGTGTGGGATAAAAAAGGCGAAATAAAATTCAGAAATCCATTCGGTGATGCTGAGTTAGTTTGGACAAATATTAACCGCAACTCAATAAAAAAGTATGTGCTTATCCAGCAGGGTTTTATTT